TTTCGTTAAATGGATTACTTTCTAAGTTAAATGGAATACTGTAATAAGCAACATTACTTTTCTGATCGCTTACTGCCTGAACGTATATGTCTGCGCCGTTTGTTATTTCGTTTTTAAATACAACAGTTGTAGTATTGTCAGTTAAATTTTGTGTAACTGTGTATTCACTTCTGGGTATGTAATCACCATCGACATAAATTTTTATATTAGGTGTATTAATATTAGTTTTTAACAATACATCTAATACTAAACTTTTACCGTCATATACAAAATTAAATATTTGATCATCAACAAACTCATCAACGTGTTTAACCCATCCAATTTCTTTTGTATAAGTTGTTCTATCAGAATAATTTCTTACAAATCCGTCACTTACTTTTTTAACTATTTCTGTAATATCATATGTAAATGTATCCTTGTATAAATGGTTTTCAAATACAATATCACCAATGTTATCAATACTGAGATACTTAAGTGGAAATCCTAATACTTTATCATTTAAACCATCACCACGACCATATGCAAACAGTTTTGATCCAACAAAATTATTTCTTTTATATTTTGTGATATCACTGAAACTAACACCGTTAGTATCATATACATCAAATAATGGTTCTTGATTTAATTTTGTTTTTTGTTGTGATAAAATCCAATCTGTACCATCAAAGTGATAAACTTTTCCACCTTGTGTATCGCCGTTTTCTACAACAACTAAATGATCTTCTAATATACTTGTGTCGTTTTCAACCAAACGGATTTCGTTGTCGCCGTCGTCTTGTAGGTCTACAATTTCTACTGTATATATTTTATTTTTTACGTTTGTATCCGTATCGTTTGCAAATATGATTTTTGAACCTTCAACCAATGCATAACCATCGTAACTATGGCTTACTGAACCATTCACATTACTTAATGCGTCAGTTGTTTCAAAATCAATAATATTAACGGGTCCTAGACTAACAGTTCCGTAATTAAAAAGTTTTAAATTAGGTTTAAATTCAATAATAGGTCTGTTTGCACGATTGTCGTTATCAAATACTGGTACAGTATTATTGTACTCTGCAGTTTTTTCAATTACTTCTTTGTGTACCCATCTGTTACTACGTGTCCACGAGTTTAAATCATTACTTGCTCTGTTGATTGTTATGTAATCTACACCTGTAGGTGAATTTAAAGCACTATCCCATCTGTCTGAATCATAAAGTAAACTATCAAATGGTTGTGTTTCACTTACTGTATATGTTTCGGGTACAATTAAGTCTTCTTCAGGTATTAATTTAATACTATTACCAACACCCTCAATCCAATACTTTTTGTCCTTGTAACTAGGTGGTTCAACATTGCCTCGAAATATAATTTTTAATCCATTTGTAAATTTAACACCGTTTGGACTAGTGTAATTTGCTTTACCTACAATATCTCGATCAACTTCAAGTCTGTTATTCTCAACGTTATCAACTAAATTTATAATTCCAAAACGATCTTCGTTTGTTGCATCTTGATAATAAAGTACATCTTGTGATGCTGTTAACACTGGAACTTGCGAAAAGAATCCTACAGTATTTTTGTAAAAACTTAGTCCTGCATATTGTTGTCCGTAACCTACGGTAAATTTAGTTAAGTTATCAATTCCTCTTATTTTTACTAACCTAATCTTTGTTGACTCGCTGGTTTCTACATATTGTATTTTATAAACACTGTATCTATCCTCAATTGAATCAATGTAAGTTGTTCTGCCATAAACTTCATCGTCGTAAGGTGTTTCATCAAACAAATCGTGTTCGATTATCCAACCAGTGCTTTCTGAATCACCATTAGTTGTATCCAAAAATACAATTGTTTTTCCATCAAGGTCTGTGATGCCATCAATATTTTTTACATCACTTAATTCTTTACCATTTATACTATTGAACTTAGCCATAGTGACTAAATCAACATCATTAATTTCTGTTAAATTATGATAAAATTCTTGTCTATTAGATTCAGGTACTGCAAAATTAACTACACCTGTACCATTGTCCGAAACTCCGTATACATCTCTACTACTGATATTAGGTGTACTTGCTTTTACTCCACTTGTACCTGGTTCAGTTTGTATATAAAAAACACCTTGTGTTGAAATGTTAAAATTATATTCACCACCTCTTACTAAAGTTAGAGTAGGATTTTCACCTGTGACTTCGTCAAAACTAAAATAGTCGTCGTTGATTGTAACATTGTAATTATCTTCAAAATCAATCTCAGTTGCTTGTACGTCAACTGTGTCTGGACCATTTGGCATCCAGTAATATTGACTATGGTTAATAAATTTATCAAAATCAAAAAACGGAGATAGACAGTACGCTTCACTACTGAATAATCGATCATGTTTATCGACGATGGCACCTTTTGTTTTAAGTGCATCTATTATTTCTGGGTATGTAATAACCTCTTCGGCGTCGTTATTATCATTTGTAAAAACTACACCAGTTTCCAGTTGATAATTCGATCTTTCTACTGTTGGTTCAAGTAGATATGTGTCACCTTTATTGACACCGCTTTTAAACTTATTACCAATGTAGCCCTGAATTTGTTTTAGTTTAGGTTCTTGTACGAGTTGGTCAAGAGTGGATGCTAAGAACTCTTTATTAGTATCTGTTTTAAAGACTTCAGGTAAAAAGTCTACTGATCTATTTCTTGCCATTCTAACTTCCGTTTAGTGTACTTTGACTTAAGTTTTCAACAATAACTACATCGTTCACTGTTAAAGCATTAACAAATATTTCATTTGCGGCACTTCTAATTTCGTAAAGATCACCGAAACGTTTACCAGTATCTTTTGAAGTAATTACAACACTACCTATAATTGTTCCCAATTGTTCGTGTAAGAAAGCACTCAGCTCACTAAAGTAGAATGTATCTCCAAAACTCCAATTATCGATTTCGAAATATTCGTTGATAGCACTTACTACTTGACTTTTTATTTCACTTTCACTTATGATTGTGTTAGGAACTTTGACTACTTCAATATTTGCACGTAGGTCACTACTTGCTTTATCTCCAAACAATGGTTTGAATTCAACACTGTTAAGAACTATGTTGTCACTCAACATTTTTTTATCTTGTAAAGTTGTATAAGCAGTTGTTAATTCATTAATTGTTGGTTTTGTAGGTTCTGTTATTGTTCCAGTCGTGTCTTGAACATAATTTGTGTAGTTGTTGTAATAAGATTCTGTAACTAAGTACATATCTATAATATTAGTTAAACCTGGATTTATTCTTTGTGTATTTCCACTATTGTGTCTGTATTGGAAATACAAGTCTTGTCTTCCTGTTTTTAAACTTAAATCACTTACTACTTTTAGCTCACCACTTACAAGTTTTCTAAATTTGTTAGTTTCGTTACTAAAATAAAAAAGTTGGTTTTCACTGTAACTACTTAATGCTAAATCGGAATCTGTAGTTTCAGTAAAGTCGGTTACTACACTACCAGTTTCTAGTGGTAATTCTCTTTCCAAATTATCTGCGTCAGTTATTTTTTGTAAAAATACTTGTCCATTACTTGGTGATAAGTCGGTAAAGAAATCTGGATTATCCGCCACACCGTCATTGTCGTCGTCTGTATAACTTACTTCCACTAAGTAATCATTTATAAATCCGTCAGACAATACTGGTTGGTCAATAATATCAAGTTTAATATCAGTACTTAATTGTGCATTACTATTTGGTTTTGAATTTGTTTTAATAACATTAATAAAGTCATTAACTACTTGTCCTGTATTTGGATCATAAATCTTATCTTTCTTGTTATAGAAAAATCTATTTTGAATAATACTACTGAAATAATAGTTAAGTGTTCTATTAGTAACTGTGTATATATTATCTACGGCAGTAAGTTTTACAAACCAACTTGCGTCAATACCGGTTCCACTTGTATCTCCTGCATTTGTTAAATCAAAGTCTCCAGTCTTTTCTATATTTGTGCTTGAAATAATATACCATTCACCATCTTCATTGTTGTAGCCTAATCCAAAATCGTTATATAGTTCTACTTGATCTAATATGTCTTGTTCTAAGCTTAGAGGTAAATCCGTATTGAATACAGGAATGATACTTGTTGGAACAGCATTAGTAGGAATGAAATCACTAATAACAACTGGTCCGACTCCATCGTCATCATCTCCAGTTCCAAAGTTTGTTCCGTCTAGTGTTACACTTTTTATACTTGTCCAGATTTCAGTTTTGTCCGACGCACTTAGTTCACTCTTTTGTTTTAGTCTGTTGTTCTCATCAAAATAGTAATCACCGTTGCTGTCACTATCTGGAGTCGTGAACTTAATTAATGAATTTTTTTCAATCCATTTTCTATTATCACTTACATAATCTTTGCCGATTCCTAAAGGACTACCTGATGTATCCATAAAGTAACCAGTAGTTTCGTTTGTAGATCTTGTACTTTGATTCCACTGTATATCGATACTTGTTAATGACTTTCTAGTGAATTCATTATGGTACAAGTGTACTGTTCCTCTGTTTGCTAAAACAGGTTCAATTTGATTTCTAATTACATCATTAATATCGTTCTTGTCATCAAAACTGAATTTAAAACTATCTTCTGTCGTGTCTTTATATAAAACACCATCACTATTTAAAGTATTAATACTTGAATACTTACCAGTAGGATCTACTAAATCTAAATATCTACTTGTTCCAATATTACTTCTTACTATCGCCTTACTTTTAATAATACTACTGTATGCGGTGTATGGATAATTGTTATAGTCTTCACCATTTACCATCCTGTCTTGAGTATAAAATCTTGCAGGTGCATTACGTTTAATATCTTCAATACTTTCTTTACTAGCTGAGTTACTTACATTTTGTGTAAGTGACATCGTGAACACAGCTGTTTCATTTCTTCCAGTTCTACCGATATACGGAACACTGATTGATACACCAGAGATATCACTTTTGTTTATTGTGTAGTCACGACCGTTACTAACACGAACAAACGTTCTGAAAAAACCTAATGGAATTTCACCAAATGCATCATCACCAAAGTTGTAAGTTATTTGATCGTTTGCTCTACTTGTTGTGCTAAAATATTTCTTTTCGTCTTGTGTTTCTTGTTCACTTCTTGGTGAATATATATTTTCTACTTCTTGCCATTCAGCGATTACCTCACCATTTGATTTATCAATTTCATATAACCAAATGTCATTATTGTTAATACCTTCGACATTTACATCAATACTTCTATTTGCAATCTTTTCATTGATTGTGAAATCTTTATTTGTTAATGTGCCTTGTTTAAAATGGAAAAAGAATCCAGTATTTGCACTGTTAAAACCTTGCTTATCATTCCTGTATAGGAAGTTAAATTCACCATTTAAAACTGGAGGTGGTTCATATAATGATTCACTGTTTGCTGAAGTCGCACTAACGACTTCGAAGTTCATACTTGTTCCATTGATATTACTAGTAAATGGAATAACAGGTATTAGATTTTTTGCTAAGTTGACAGTATATTCATCAGTGTCTATACCTAAGATAGTTGCACTTCTTCCTGGGTTATTAATTTTTTGACTATTAATTAGTAAAGCATTTAGTACACTGTTAAATTGATCTTGCCAATCTATATTAGTACTATCGTTCCAACGGACTTTTACATTTGCTAAATTTATTCCGTTGTAATCTGTAATATTTTCTGTTGTAGTGACACTGGTAATTTTTAAAAAACCTGATGCATTTTCATTACGTTTTGGTGTGTAACTTACTAGGTCAGCTAACCTTACAACACTATCTCTACGTTCTGCGCTGTCTAAAAAGTTCTCGCGTGTGTTAAGATCTTGTCTGTATGACAGTGCTTGCCCCATAAATGCGATGACATCAAGCAAAGCAATAAATTCCGAAGATTCGACGTAATCATTAAAATCTTCTGGGTAGTTTTGTCTGATGTAATCTACAAAACTTTTACGTAATGTTTCAAAGTTGTAACTTTGGAAATCAGCTTGGTTGTAAGTTTTATATAAACTACGCCAATCTTCTAATCCAAATATATTTGTTTGTCTTGAACTTGTTGCCATACTAACTAAAAAATAACTTTCTGTTATTTATGACATTTAAAAACTACGTATATTATGATGAATAAGATACTGTGTTACTTCTTTCGTCAAATTCAAGTATTAATACTTCTAAATTTACATCAGGGTAAATTCTCGTACCAATTTCAACAATAACACTATGTTGTTTATACTCAATGTTGATATCTTCGAAAGTTAATCTTTTGTCAAGTTCAGCTAAACGCATGATCTCGTTTTTTATTTTTCTTATGGTATCTTCGGTATTAGGTTCAAAAACAAAATTCCATATGGTAGTTCCAACTTCTGGTCTGTTTGGCATTTCACCTTGTTTTATATGCAAAAGATTTAAAAAATCTCTTTTTACTAATTCTTTATCAGTAAGTTTAAAATTTTTTACTCTGTCAATTGTACTAAAACCTGTGTAGTTAGCCATTATGAATATTTGGGTGGTTGGACTTTACTGTTATTTATTAATGTTACAATTTGCTTATCTAATGTGTCTCTATCAATTGGTGTTATTCCAGTATCTCCTACACCATGATTAGCATATGGTTCGTGTGTTGGAACT